CGTGAACTTAATTCTTGGGAGAAAAAAGATTTAGCAAGACGTATGTACGCTAAGCGCAAGCTCCAGCAGTTTATTGACTGGAGTATAGAATCTAAGGGTTATTTAAAATATAAAGACTTAATTAAATATTCAGAAAAATATGGCGAAGCTAACATTATCACCGTATCGAGCGAAGACCCGTAAAAAAAGACCGGGTACACACTCTAAAAGCAAGACATCTACTTTAAAAGGTAGTATTAACTATAAGAAAAAATATAGAGGACAAGGCAGATGAAAGAAAGTAAGTTGCTAGAAATGCAAAACAAAATTAAAGCTATGACCAATGTGTTACAGCAATTAATAAATGAAATAACACATCTTAGAGAGTTAAGCGTAGGAACTTTAGAAACAATAAAGTTAATGCCTGATTATCAAGATGCCATTGATGCTTTAAAAAAGCAGATGGAAGAAAATGTAAAAGAAAAACAAAAAGCAAAACAAAATGGAGCTATCAAACAAGATACTAAGTGATATTACTGTTTACATGAAGTATGCTAAATACGTACCTGAATTAAACAGAAGGGAAACATGGGAAGAACTAGTTACTAGAAACAAGAACATGCATATCAAAAAATATCCTAAACTTGTTGATGAAATTGAAGCTGCTTATAAATTTGTGTATGAAAAGAAAGTTTTACCGTCTATGCGTTCGCTACAGTTCGGAGGCAAACCGATTGAGATCTCGCCTAATCGAGTTTATAATTGTGCTTATCTACCTATTGATAGCATTGAGTCTTTTAATGAAATAATGTTTTTATTACTCGGTGGTACTGGTGTAGGTTATTCTGTACAACATCATCATGTTAATAAACTACCTTCGGTTAATCAACCTTATAGTAAAAGAACTAGAAGACATTTAATAGGTGACAGCATTGAAGGCTGGGCTGATGCAATTAAAGTTTTAATTAAGTCTTATATGGGTCCTAAGAGATCATCTAAGATAACATTTGATTATTCCGATATAAGACCAAAAGGCGCACAATTAGTTACGTCTGGAGGCAAAGCTCCAGGTCCACAACCTTTAAAAGAGTGTATAGTAAAAGTAGCTGGTATACTTAGCGATGTAGAAGACGGAGATAAATTAACTACATTACAAGCTCACGATATTGTTTGTCATATAGCTGACGCTGTATTAGCAGGTGGTATTCGTAGAGCAGCTTTAATTAGTTTGTTTTCTGCAGATGACGAGGCAATGATAGGTTGTAAGTCTGGACACTGGTGGGAAGAAGCACCTCAACGAGGTCGTGCTAATAATTCAGCTGTACTTATGAGACATAAAATAAATAAAGGATTTTTTATGGACTTATGGAAACGTGTTGAGCGATCAGGATCAGGCGAACCAGGTATTTACTTTAACAACGATAAAGACTGGGGGACTAATCCTTGTTGTGAAATAGCTTTACGTCCATATCAGTTTTGTAACTTATGTGAGGTAAATGCTAGTGATATTAAAGATCAAATTGATTTTAACGATAGATGTAGAGTAGCTTCATTTATAGGTACACTACAAGCAGGTTATACTGACTTTCATTATTTAAGAGACATATGGAAAGATACGACAGAGAAGGACGCCCTTATAGGTGTATCAATGACAGGAATAGGCTCTGCCGCTGTGCTGCAGTTGGATATGACGGAAGCTGCAGATATAGTAGTAAGCAAAAACAAACAAACAGCTAGAAAAATAGGTATCAAACCAGCTGCTAGATGTACAACCGTGAAGCCTGCTGGGACAACATCTCTGGCATTAGGAACTTCATCGGGTATACATGCATGGCATAATGATTATTATGTTCGTAGAGTTAGAGTTGGTAAAAACGAAAGTATGTATAAATACTTAGTTAATAATCACCCTGATTTAATTGAAGATGAATACTTTAGACCTCATGATACTGCTGTAATTAGTATACCACAAAAAGCGCCTGAAGGATCTATACTTAGAACTGAATCACCGTTTGATTTGCTAGAGCGTATAAAGAAAGTAGCAACTGAGTGGGTACAACCAGGTCACAAACGTGGTAGTAATACTCACAATGTTTCAGCTACTGTTAGTTTAAAGCAAGATGAGTGGGATAAAGCTGGTAAATGGATGTGGGACAATAGGGACTATTATAACGGGCTATCTGTCCTACCATATGATGGTGGTACTTATACTCAAGCGCCGTTTGAAGATATAGATGAATCTAAATATAAAACTATGATGAAAAGTTTAACTGATGTTAATCTTACTAATATAGTAGAAGTTGAAGATGAAACTGATCTAGCTGGTGAATTAGCTTGTGCAGGAGGCGCGTGTGAAATAGTATGAAACGATTAGCAATAATAGGAGGTATTGGCATGATGACTATGGCTGGTACTAATATGATTTGGCATAAACAAAAGCCAAACTTTAATGCAAACACACTTGCAATAGCAAGCGGCGCTTTTATAGTGTCAATAGGTATAACTATTAAAATATAAGTTATGTGTCCATATTGCAATGGCTACTGCAGTAGCTGCTAAGTAAAGGCTGGGGAATTAGCTCAGCTGGCTAGAGCGCCTGCCTTGCACGCAGGAGGTCATCGGTTCGACTCCGATATTCTCCACAAATAAAAAGGGGACCTCGTTTGAGATCCCCTTTTTTGGTTACAGGAACTTTTGGGTATGGTGCCCAGTTTTTTCTTGTTCCTATTAAGGCGCAAAACCTATTGAAGATTTAGTTTTAATCTTTGGTTTTTCACTTACACTTTTTTTATTATCTTTTGGCATTATCTGCCACTCAGGCCAACCAGCTATCATAGCTACAGTCTGCCACCATTCTGCTTCTTCACTCATTGCTGCTTCTAAATTGTTGTACTTAGATAAAACTCTATCAAGAGGCACGTTAGTAACAGCTGATATAACTTTTGCAGACGCTTCATAAGCTGGATTATCTATATCAAACGGGCCCATTTCCATTATTTGTTTTCTTCTTTTCTTACTGTCTAATTGCCACGCTGCTTGTCTTAGTCTAGATATTTTAGAACTAATAGGCGGTGAAAATTGTAACAACTTCCAAACAGAGTCAGTATATTCAGGTCTTTTTCTTTTTGATCTTTCATATATATCTAGCAAGAAATTTTTAACAGTAGCTATTGCTACACCACCAATACCTAAACCTCTAATTGTAGAGTCAATCATACCACCTGCTATATCAAAGTATTTTTTATCTTTCTTTTCTTCTTCATCATCAGCTCCTAATGCAAATATAGCTTGCTGTAACGCATTAAATATTAAATTCTGTACTACAGCATAATAAATTATTTTAGATACATTAGATTTAGCATCTCCTCTACGGTTAATTAAATCTTGAAAAGCTCTTTTTTGTAACCTAGCATATTGCATAGGTGTGTTTTGAAAAGCTAATATTAAACGACCTGCATCACTAGCTTGTTGAGAAGATATTTTACTAGGATCAGAAGATTGCTGCGACTGTTCAGCTACATCTCTCCATTCTACTAAAGCTTCAGCTTCTGCTTGTTTTAAGGACATGTTTGTATTACGTTTCATTAAGTCTTTAACTTTATTTCTATACCAAGTAGCACCACCAGAAGCAATAGCAAAACTATCAGCAATCTGTGTGGGCGCATATCCTTTACTTAAAATGTAACTTATAGCTGACTTAGCTTTATTTTTTCCTGTTTTAGCAGCATTAGCTATTTCACTTTCAGATATATTTATTCTTAAACCATTACGCCTATCTTTTAAATAATCTGAGTTCATTAATGTTTTAAAATCTTTCCAATATTGTGGTTGATTAGCAAAAGCTTTACCAGCATTATAAGGATTGTTAAAACTCCAATTTATAAAGTTAATAGCTGATATAGTTTGTAGTATAGCAGATCTAGCATTTAAGAACATAACAACACCTGTAGCATTGTTAATATAATCAAGCATCCTATTACTAAGCCTGTTACCACTAAACAACCTATTTTTACCTTGCTTCATACGCATTATAGAATTACGTAAAGCTTCGACATATCTAGGTCCATATATAGCTTCTAGTTTGTTTAAGTTTTTATCACTGAATATTAAGTCTACATTATCAGTCCAACCTTGCTCTTTTAATAACCTAGATCTTACACTTGTATTTAAAGTATCAATTAAATCTGTAGTAACAGTTCCAGCTAACCAACTTTCACCTGGTTTAGCGTATTCAGATCCTTTAGTTAGTGTAATTAATTCGTCTCTAAATAATTTTAAGTTCTTATTATTTTCTACAATATCGTTTAATTCTTTTTGATCAGCTTTAGATAATCCATCTATTTCATAACCTAGCTTACTCCAAACAGATACTCTAACCGCTTGCTCATTAGAAAAGCCAGACTCATTTGTTTGCTGTAAATCTTTAGGTATATTTAAAGCTTTTTTCAATGCTCTAAAATCATCTAATAAGTTTACTCTAGCAGCAGCTAAACTATTCATAGCTCTAGTATAAGGTTGTAACAAATGCTCTTTAAACCAAGCCATTTGTGTATCACCTTCCTTACCTTTGCCTAGCAGTTTATATATTAAACCTTGAAAATCTTCTGCTGAATAAGGAATCCAAAATTTACCTTTACCTTTGCTAGCTCCTATTGTTTTAGCTTTAGCAGCTGAATATTCTTTTTGTCTGCCTATTCCAAAATTGTTTTCTATTATTTTATTAAAGTCTTCATCTACATTTTCACTAAATTTAAATTTAGCTTGTTGCACTTTAGACTTAACATCAATAACACTTAAAGCATCTCTTACAGCTTTTACATTTTGATATGCATCATCTGCAAAATAAAAATCATTATATCCTTTAGCTGCTTGCTCAACTATCCATTTAGCTTTTGCAGCTCCAGTAGAATTACCTAAGCCTATTATATTTTTCTTTTTAAATTCTAAACCTTCTGCTTTCAAAAAGTCGTATATAGCTTGCTGCGACTCAGGTGCTCTAGCAGTTAATACAAATAAGTCTTCATTACCTCTAGCGTCTTTTATAGCTTGAGCTACTTTAAACAAAGGACCACGACCACCATCAGTTACTCTATTAAAATCACTAAAGTCCATTGTATAACCTTCTTCTTTTAATTCTAATCCTCGCTCTGCAAACTCTTCTGCATTAAGTTTTATTTCCTCATCACCTCGTTTGGCTATTACGATGTTGTTACTAGTGGCTAGTGTATCATCAAAGTCAAATACTCTTATCTTTTTAACAGGTGCATTAGGATCACGAGCAAATTTCAATGCTTCATCTATAGTTCCAGCTAAATTAATTACATCTTCATTGCTAAGCTCTTCGCTCATTTTAAATACGTTGTTACTTAAATCAACGTCGTTAACAGCTTTAGCTTCTTCTGTAGCATTCCATATGTTAGTTTCTTCTGTACCTATAGTTTCACCTTCAACTACATCAAGTAGTTCATGTACTTCACCGCCTCTAGTAAACTCATTATACCATCTAGTCGTAGGCATATCACCTATTTTATAGTTAAAAGGCATACGAGATTTAAAAAACCTACCAAAGTTATCGTTAAACTCTACACTAATAACACCAACACTATATGTATCTTGTAATTTTTTAAGATCTATTTTTGTATTATCATTAAGTACAGCATCTGCTATAGCTAAATTAACTATTACAGCTGGAATACCATGCTCATACTCAAAAGCTTTTTTACCATCAGGTCTAGTTAGTTTTTTGTACTTAGCATTTACAGGTAAATATCTTAATTTCGCTGCTGCTCTTATAGGTCCTTTCATATTAGCACCCATACCAGCAGATAACATGAATAAGTTTTCTTTAGTAGGATTAGCTTTTTTAGCTCCTTCATATATTTCTACTACAAAGTTAAAAGCTCTATCAGCATCTTTAGCTCTCCTATCTAATTCTTCTTTTGATATAGTACCATCAACCATTTGCTGAGTAGTCTTCTGAGCTTCACGTCTAGGTGATTTTACCTTTTCACTTGTGCCATCTTTAAATTTAAACTCTACTTCTCCTGTTTTATTTATGTTTTTAATTTCAACTATAGGATTTTCTGTAGTAGAAAAAACAGGTGCGATAAATTCGTCTATAAAAACTTTAACATGACTACCTCCAGTTTCACTAAAGAAAGTCATAGATCTTCCTGGATTAGCACTTCCATCTTCTAACATAGCTTTATAATGCCAAAACTTAGCAGCTAAATCTAAAGGATTTTTATAATTAGCTTTCATTATGTTAGCTACTGTTTTTACAAAAGGCCTTTGTTTTGTAATAGCTTGTTCAGCAAATATTTTAGCACCATTTTTTAAACCATAAAAATCTGCATATCTATCTATCGTATCATCAGTTAATACTTCGTTTATATAGGTATCTAAATCTATTTTAACAGCTTTATATTTAGCAGTTTGCTTAGCATAAGGTCTTAGTATTTTATCAAAATAATTTACTACAGCTGCTTTTTGTTTTAAGTCAGGATAATTACCATCAAATAAATCTCCTATTAAAGCCTTTCTTTCTGCATCATCTAAAGGTATACCTTGATTTTTAGCTACATCAACTATAGATTTAATAAAAGTATCTTGACCTGTTACAAACTTCTGATAATTTTCTGCTGAAAGTTTAGAAGATATTTCTTCTGATAGTTTAGCATCTAAACCTTGATCCGTTATTTTACCAAACATTTGTAGCATATTTTCTAATGGGATCCAATTAAGATCTGGATTATTATTAGAAAATATTTCTATTACCTTTGCTTTATCTTGACCAACTTCTCCTTTTAATGCTTGCATCGTAGCATTTTCACCTAGCTTTGCAGCTATAGCTTTTGCCAAGGCATTATCTCTACCACGTTTCAAAAAGAACTCTGATATTTGTTCAGGTGAAGGATCTAATCTTTTATATAAAGTAGGTCCAGATGTAGGGTTAATATAAACTAAATCAGCTTTTCTACCAACAGATAACGCAGCGTTAATTTCACTAGGGCTCATATCTTTTTTCTCAGCAACAGCAAATATTTTATCTTTAGATAATCTTTCAAAAGCTACTAAAGTGTTTATATCTAAACTAAGTATAGCTTTTTTATTATTTTCTAGCCAAGACTTGTAGTTAGGTTTCTTAATAGTGTTTTTAACTTCTTTAAACATTTCAGTATCAAAATCACTATTTAATTGTTGTCTAATACTTTTATAAGCTTTATTTACTTGAGCAATAGCTTTAGAGTTTGTAGGTTGTTTAGCTAGTTCTAATATTTCAGCGTTTAAACCTTTTACTTTAGGTTTAAAAGTAGATAATACTTTTTTAGTTTTATCTAATATAAAGTTATATAAGTCGCTACCTTCTTTTATATCTGCTAATTGTCTTAAGTTTAAATCAACTGTTTTATCTGCTTCAGCTCTAGTATCTGCTATATCAAAAGCTCTACCGCCTTCTCGTTGCTGACCTATTCTAGTTGCAGCTTTTGGCCCTTCTGATTTAGCTACTCGCTTTGCACCAGTACCAACTTTAGCTTTTAAATATGTACCTATGTAACCAGCTAAGTCTGTATTAGTAGCAGGATTAAAAGCTTCAATATGTTTTATTAAAGGTTGATAACCAGCTACAGCTTTATCTACATCACCTTTAGCTATAGCTAACATGTCTGGATAATAATCCACTAGTATCTCACCTAAATCACTTTTACCTTCTGGTGTTTGTACAAATTCTTTAAACTCCTGTTTTGTTTTAGGAGCTTTATCATAAAGTTTTTTTACATTTGTATCTCTTCTATCTCTACGTTTAGCTTTTTCTTCAGGGGTTTCTGAAACAGACTCTTTAATAGGTGACTGTGCTTGTTTTACCTTAGTAGCTAATTCTATAGCAGCTGTCTCACTAGTTTTTTCTTCAATAGCTTTTATAACAGGTGACTGTCTAGCTTCTTGTATATCTCTTTCTGTTATGTCGCCTCTTTTTATTTTAGTAGCTAATGTTGCTAAAAAACTAATAGCATCGTTTTTACCTTTTAAATTTAAAGCAAAATTATTAGAAGTGTTTTTCTGCATCATGTCAGAAGCCATATAAGAAAAATATGCTGCTAACTCTTTATCTTGTAACCTATCAAAGTTTAATCTGTCAGCTGAGACTTCTTCTAAAAATTCTACAACAACTTCTTCTGCGCCTCTTTTTCTATCAGCTAACTTATCACTAGTTAATAAATTAACTCCAGCTTGTGTAGTTAATCTTTTAAATACAGCAGGGTTATTAACTTTTGTCCACTCTAAAACAGACTTAGCCATATCAGTAAAGTCAGCATCTCTGCTTTGAAGTATCTCTTGAAATACTTGATGTCCAGGTTCATGTATAGTTATCTCAGTCTTTTCATTAGCTACAGCATTTTCCATTATAGCGTAGTTAGTATTACCAACTTGAAAACCATTTAATCTACCTGAATTTATTTTCTTTTCTATAGTCTTAGCGTCTTGTATAGATGTAGTTTCTTCTGATGCAGCTATATTAAACTCTTCATCTACTAATCTATTAACTTCATCTATCGCATCTTGTTTAGTTTCTAATACAATAGTTTTAAAATTATTACTAGCTTTGTTAGACTGATCTATTCTGTCTTGTATTTCTTCTCTTACATATATATCATATGCAGCTGCATTTATATCTTTATTGTCTGGTTGAAAGTCAGGAGCTTTATTTTTATCTACTCGTAATTTAGTAATAGCTTCTTGTTTTATTCTTTCATATCTAGCTTTTTGTTTTTCATTACCAGAACTTAACAAAACAAATTCATTGCCAAAAGCATCTTCATCTCTCCAAAGATCTCTAGCATACTGTATATTATCAAACTCTTGTTTAAGAGCTTTTAATTCATTTTGTTTTTCTTGTTGATTTTTTATAGTTTTATCATTAACTATAGCAGAAGCTTGTGATCTTATTTCTTCTTGTCTTCTAGTAGCATCAGTGTACATGTTAAAAGCTTTAGGTGAAAGCTTATTGTTAACATTGTAATCTACTTTATTAATGTTGTTTTCAATTTGTTTATCTAAACTTATTATTTGATCTTTATAAGATCTTCCAATCGCAGTACGACCATCTACCTTATCTAGCTTAGCTTTAAGAACGTTTCTTTGATCCGCTAAATCTCTAGTCTCTTTCCATTTTTTATGATCAGAAAACGCTGTTAAAGTGTGCCCATATACTAAAGGTCCACCTCCTAAAAACACACTAAACATACCAGAAGTAAACGCAGTATGGCCTGTATTTGTTAGTATAGGTCTACCATCTAAAGCGTTTTGTCCCCAGGTAGTACCTACTTCTCCAGCCATATCTATAGCTGGTTCATATATTACATTTTTTCTAAGTGTACCATTAGTCCAAGCATTTTTAAAACCATCTTTCCAGTTTAATAATCCTCTAGTACTAGCTGTACCTATTGAGTTTACACTGTTTCTTAATATTTTAGCAGTAGGTAAAGTACCTAATGTGCCGTCAAGTACACCGTATCCTGTACTTACAAACCACTTTTCTATACCAGAAGGATTATAATTAGGATCAGTAGCTTCTGTTACATCAAACTCTGCAAGTCTTTCACCAGCACTATATGTACCAATAGTAAGAGCAGGTAAAACTGCAGAGCCAGTACCACCAGTAGCTACCATAGCAGCTAGTATAGGTAGTTGTGTACCTACTTCTTGATTGACAAATCTACCAAACCTATTGAAATCAAATTCTCCGTTTTTATCTTTGAAACTGCCAAATGAAACATCTTTAGCTAATACTTTTCTGCGCTCTTGATCTTTTTTAAATCTTTCTACTTGCCAATCAGTCAAGTCTTTCTGTAACATATCTCCGGCTAAACCTGTTAGTCCGCCTTGTAGTTGCATAACCTCACTAGCTGCTCTTCCTCCATAATACACAATACCTGAACCAATAGATTCTAAACCTTTTACAAAATTATAAGTAAACTTATTTACATTACTATAATCTCTACCATATAAATCCATTTTAGTATTTAAGTCTGTAACTTCTTCTGTTAATGTATTTATTTCTTTATCTCTTTTCTGTAAAACAACTAACTTATTGTTTACGTTTGACTGAGCTTCTATGTAGTCGTTGTATAATTTTTCACCTATTATTTTGCCATTATTAAGCTTAATAGTTTTTTCTCCTTCTTCAGGAATAAACTCTTGTGTTGGATCTGATAAAATTTCATTTACATAATTAACTAGCATTAAGTCTGGATTTTTACTTTCATTTAAAAAGTTGTTCATTTCCATTTCTTGTACAGCTAGTAATTCACCAGTCTTTTTTACTTTCTTATCTTTACTTTTTGCACCATATACATTTAACTTAGCTACTTCAGATGATGATAGTTCTTCTAAATAATCCTGCAAGTTACTGTCTTGCATTTTATATGTCATATCAGCACCTATTATTTGTTTAGCTTTATTTTGTATTTGTTCTTTTGTAGGTGCAGGGAGTTGATCGCTTGGTGATCGTTGAGAGTTTAAGTAAGCTGTTTCTTTGTTTAAAATATCTTCTGCTTGAGCTAATTCATTTTCATATGGTTGAATAGTTTTTTCTACTCTTCTACTGCCACTTATAGCAGTACCAGTTCCACTATCTATTAATCCAGTTGAAACAGTTTCCATTTTTGTATACGGCTTAAACAACTCTTCATTAGGCTTTTTAGTTATGCTTTGTATTTCAGACTGTTGATAACCTGAAAGACTAATAGCTTCATCAGCTTCTTTAGCTAGCTTAGAAGTTACTTCATCTGGTTTATATTCTTTCGTTCCACCGTGTTTGTTGACAAAGCCTCTAATATCTGACTTAAAACTTTTACTTTTAGGATCTAATTCTATTTTGTCTCCTGTTTTATCATCTGTAAAAGATAAGTTAAACTGTGGCAGTGGTTGTGGACCATCAGGTCCATAATCATATTCATAAGTAGTATAGTCTTTAGCAGTAAAACCTGGATAAGCTTCATTAAGCATTACAGCCATTTTATCTTTACTAGCATTAGAAAACTGTACATCATCTACATTATCCATCCAAGTATGAGCATCATCTAACTTTATAGCTTCTTCAGTTGTCTCTTTCATTTTAGCTTCACGAACTATTTGAGACATACTTTTATTTACTTTAGGCTTTTCATTTGCTATACGATTATCTAAATCAGCTAGTCGCGTGTTATCTCTTTGAGTTTGAATTTTAGTTTCTTCATCTTGAGCATTGTCAACTGCGTCTTTAGTTTCTTCTCCAGAGAATATAGGTGCTTCTTGCTTTTTAGCAGGTGGATCTGTAGTAATGCCTTTATCTTCCATGTATGTTTGAGCGTCAGGGTAACCAAAATGTTTTGACGCTTCTTCTACTTGACTATAAGTGGCTTCTACTACTTCACCTTTTGAATTAGTGTAGTAATAAATATCATTCATTTATAAGTGGATTATTCTGTTGAGGTAAACCTTCAAAGTATTGTACTGTAATGTCATCAATATTTAAACCGTGATTTAATATTCTTTGTATTTCTTTTTCATTTCCAACAGCACCTTCTATATCTGATGTTTTAGCTATTCTAACTGGCTTATATTGTAACTGTTTTATACCTTCTATAACTGTTTGTGTTCTCTCCATTTTGTATATAGAGTTAGGTGATAATTGATCTGTTTGACCTACACTTTGTAACATTCTGTCAGCATCTGTGCTACTAACATAAGAAACATCTGATAAAGATTCTAAGTGAGCATTTTCGTTTAATTGATTTACTACCGCAGGAAGTAATGAAGCAGCGTCTTTATATTTCTCAGCGTCAAGTTGAGCATCTTCTTTATTTTGATTATAAGCATCTTCATGTACTTTAAATTTAGCAATATCTTCAGGGCTATAACCTTCTTTAGTTTTAGTTTCTTTAACTTGCTCAGTAGTTTGAGTTGATACTATTTGATTACTTTGTGGCGCCATTGTTTCTGCAAAGTAGTTGGCTAATCCTTGTCTAGCTGCATCTTTCATATTTTCAACAAACAAGTCTCTATCTTCTTGAGTGATTTTATTATCACCTGTTAAATCACCGTATTGCTTCATAAACATGTCATCAGATATGTTTTTAATCTGCTTAACAGTATTCCAAGCAATATCTCCTTCTTCAAGATATTCTCCTTTGTTGTTTCTTATGTAGCCTCCTTTATACAACTGATCCCAAGTTTTATCAAAGCCTTGTCCATTTATTTGAGTATCAAGTCTATTAGCATACTTATTTAACAAATCATTTTTTACTTCTACTGGGTTATATATTTTTTCTTTAGTATAAATCCACTTACCATCTTTTAAATATTTATTTTCTTTAGTTTGTTCTTGAAATAAATTACTTAAACCAATAGCTGGGTTTTTATCATTCCATATTTTACCTAACTTGTTTTGCAGTAAATCGTCTTGTTTTATCTGAGTAAACCAAGCTTGACCAGATTCATGTGCTTGCACATCTCCAGTTAAGTTTCTTTCACTAAAGCTCGCATCTTCAGCTCCAGCTATATAATTTTCGTAATCTTCACCTTTATAAAATCCTTTTAAATTTATATTACCGTTAGTATCGTCTTCTAGTAAAAAATTAGTAAACTTTGAATTAGTTAAATCACTTTGAAAACCTAATTTATCTATATCGTTACCTCTAGTAAAAGCGCCTAATGATGTGTCTTGATCTGCAGCTGCTTGATTTTCTGTTATAGCTACGCTAGCAGCATTACCTAATGTCATCCAAGCACCTATAGATTTTAAATTTCTTTTATCTTTCATAACTTGAGCATTATATGCGGCTCTAGCTTGAGGACTTCCTTCAGCACCAAAAGCTTGTCTATACATTTCCTCTTGCTGCGTAGAAGCTTTTCTTACATATTCTTCTGCAGCTGTATTAAAAGCTTGATTACTAGATTTAGGTTGCTCATTGAAATAATTTAAAAAATCTACATTACGCGCATTAGCATCTTTTACTATTTGCGCTTCTCTTTTATTTTTTTCTCTTTGAATAGCAGCAAGCTTAGTTCCCATATCTTTTATAGCTTGAGCTCTCCTATTGTTTCTAGCTGCAGCTAACCCTGCGATGTTTGGTATTTGATATGCCATATTTTAATTTTTATTATAATAAACCTGCTTCAGCGGCTTGTCCAACCGCGCCACCTACATTTTCTACAGTTCCTACTAAAGCGTCTTGAGCAGCTAAACCGTATTGTAATTCTAAGTTTTGCTGAAACTGTTGATCTTCTCTTATAATACCCATATCAACCATGTCTCTTCTTTCTTGCCTATCAAAAGCAGCAGCTTCTTCAGCTTCAGCTTGAAGTTGCAAATTAAGTCTTTGTTGTTGAGCTTGCTGAGCTCCTTGAGCAGCTAGCTTTTGATTAGCAGCTTCTTGCTGTTGTATACTATTAGATATACCTTTTTTACTAGCTAATGCAGCTCTTGCTAATGCAGTAGCACCACCAGCGCTAGCTCCAGTAGCCGCCATAGTATCTAATGACTGTGCTAAAGCTAAATCCGCTTGTTCAGCTTCAAACTCTGCGGCGCCTGTAGCAACACTTAAATTAGCAAATGGGTTATTTACTTGAGCTGCCAATGCTCTAATATCATCTGAATTATCAATAATTTCTTGTCTATTATCTTGAAAAGCTTTTAATTCTGCTTCTTTTTGCGCAGCTGCTTCTGCAGCTTTTTTCTCTTTATTTTTACTAATACCAAAATCTATAGCGCCAGCTATTAAGGCAGTAGCGCCTGCAGTAATAGCAACAGCACCAACAGTAGCCTCATAATAAACAGGTCCAGTATGAGTAAATAATTCTAATAATAACATGTTAATTTATTTTAAGTTTTGGATGGTTATAATCTTTTGAAGTTATATCATGTAATATTTCTTCTACATTTGTTTTTTCTGTAGGATGCACTGTATACCACTCCATATCTTCGTGTATTAATAAAAGTCTTTGAGTTCCTGGTTTTGTCATGCCAAAATGAGGAGCTTCTACCTTTATCAAACCTTGTTCAGATAATACAGTTGCTTTACCTTTTAACACGAAAAAAGGATGCAAAACAGTGTGTATTGCACTCATGATTATTGATCCTTTATTCATTGTAATTTTTCTTATATAAGTACCTTCTCCAAAAAAATGTTCTAAATTATTGCCGTTATATGTATCTATGCTATCATTTTCAGCGTAAGTTTTCCTAACAGCAGCGTCTGGCAGCTGAGCCATCTTAGCAGTAAGATCTGTCATTTGATTTCTAAAATCTTGTTTACTAAGATTACTCATCTGAACCATAAGTTCGTTTAAATGTTTCATATAATATAATTAAAATCCATTGGAATTAACATAATCTGATCTAGTAGACCAAAGTTGTTTAGTTCCACCTAATTGTGTAGTGTTATCTGTTTTAAACTTAACAGTAGCTACAAAGCCTCTTATACCTGTTATTTGATTACCAAATGATACTTCGTTTGGCATAGCTGTAGAGTTAGAAACTATATTAGCTACATAAATATTTTCCTTCCTATTAAAGCCAGCATTTAAAGTTTGACCAGTAATAGGATCTACATATTTTCCTTCTTCATAACTTTTGACAGATAGAGTTTGATCTTGATTTTCTACATATGTACCAGCCGGCAATTGATTAACTCCCGTAAAGTCAGAAACAAAAGACTCTACTTCCCAACCACTACTACCTTCATATCCCACAGTTTTAAAGTTTTTTACTAAACTTGGCTGTACATTAAATACACAAGTTATTGTAGAAGGACTAGCTGTTCCGTAAAATGTGTTTCTAGTATTAACTACCTCTGAATAGTGTTTAAATAAACCTACTTCTTGAGTAGTAAAATAATTATTTTTTACAGAGAAAATTGTTTCTGGTTTATAAGTATAAAAACTTACCCACCCATTTACCTTATCATCAAATGCTAGTGTTTGAAAATTTTCTGTTTTAGATTTTAATAATGGAGATTCTTGCAAGGACACAATATAATTTCTATTATGAACATCCCAGCCTCCTTTTACTTTGCCATTTTCAGAATATTCAAACTTAACTTTAACACTAAGATCTGTAACAAAAGGTAGTGAATAAAATATTTTTACAGCACTTGGAGTAGAAGCATCGATTTGAGTTATATAACCTGGGTTACTTGGAATTGTCATACCTGTTGAAGGTATTGGCGTTACTCCAGTAAGATTTAAAGTTAAAGTCATGTCTCCAATATTACCACCACTTGACACTGTAAAATTTCCTGTAGCTGGGATGCTGTATGCTGTGTTAGTATCTTTTACTTTAGCTAACTCATCTCTAAAATAATCTTCCATACCATAAGCACTAATCTCAGTAAGACCATCATTAGATAATCTCAATATAGCATTTCTGTTTCTATCAGAAAAATATTTTCTATAACCATAAGTTGCTAAAGACTCTGGATTTTTACTAATACCATAAACTCCTTTGTAAGGTACAAACTGACCTATAACGGCGGCACCTGACTGAGTTTGAGTACCACTTTCCGTGGTATATATAGTGTCTTTATCTATTAACGCTCTACTAATTTTGTTTTCCTGAAACACAACCATGTTAGTATCTTCGGCTAAAGTGCGCTGTATAGTTCCATTCTCAGGATCTAAGGACTTAGTAATGTCTGTACCAGTAGAAAACACATTTGTGTTATTAATACCTGTTCTAGAGTTGTATATACCAGAATAAATTAATGTATTAAACCTATGTTGTTGTAGCGGAAATGGATCATCTAAAAAAGCTCTAACACCTTTATCTATACTAACAGCATTAAAATCACCTCTTATTCTAGATTCTTCTATGTAAAAATTAGAATAAAATCCTTCTATTCTATCTTGATTTGTTCCACTCGATCCAATGGTAAGATCAATACCGCCAGGCCAGCATATTCCAGGGCCTAATGCCATATGTCTATTAGGATTAGAGTTTGTCCTACCATTCAATGATTGACTATAAGTCTGCTTAATTAAATAAGTGTTATTAAAATCTACTTCTATTACTGCTGACATAATTTTTAAATTTATGAACTTACTGCATCATCACTATCAGGTGGATCTGGAGCTGTACCACTAGCACCTGTTCCTGTTGCTATTTGAACATTTAAATCGCTTACTAATCCTGAACACGCAGTTTCGTAATATATTTGTATTTCAGATTTAGGTGGCTCTACTTCCATTACGTTTAATCTAAGATCAGAGCTGATAAACGATGTATTAACGTATGTTGGGTTTACTACTGGCACACCTATGTTTCTACCATTTGTATTCATTTTAAAACCTATAGGATCTTGCTGGGCATTCACAAAACCAACGCCTGTTAGTGGTGTACTAGCGGCTAAGTCTAAAGCTTTTAAATCTGTTAGTTTAGCAGAAAAAACACCTGTTACAAACGGATTACTTTTATCAGCTGTAGTATTAGACACATAAAAATTATTAGTTACTACTGTACTCGAGCCAATAGCCATAGTAGATTGTACTCTTGGAAACAACTTAGTAGTATTAGGGGCAAACAATTGTTGGTTAGGTTCTGTTTCAGATAAATCTGCTGGTACTTTATTTATATTACTACCAAATAAACTAGCATAAGATAATGAAGTCCTAAATAAACCTTGTTCTAGTAAAGTACCTGTACTATCTTTTTGATCTTTAAAACCTCCTTGTATAACATTACCTAAATAAGCATTGTAATACTCGTCTTCTAGTTGCTTAATTACAACTTTATAGCTATAAAAACCTAACGGATTAGCTTCGCCAACTACATTATAAACTGTGCCAATAGAACCTATACTTGGTGGCGTTGGGCTTAAAGTTATGTTAGCTGTTGGAGATGCAGGGTAAGTAGGATAAGATATAGAAACAGCTGACATTGCATAATCAACACCTCCTATAGTAATAATGTCTCCAACTTCAGGGTTTTCACTAAAGTTTGTTATACCAAAACTACTTCCAATAAGTGAAGAGGTTACAGTCGCCGTGTAGCTACCTGTCTTATATAAACCTGGATAACCATCCGCGTAAGACACACTATTAGGTATTACAGATCTAAACAAAACTTTAATTGAATCACCAAACCACCTGTTTATACGGTTAACTTGCGCTCTTCCTGTTGAAAAATATTTATGAAAAACTGTATCACCGCCATAACTACCACCAGCATAACTAAATTGATTAGCGTCTGCATCTGATAAAATTACATCTGTTTGTCTTCCGTATCGATCTGCTAGTATTATACCTATTTGATAAGTTCTATTTTGTTTTACACTAGCCGTAGGATGTTTAACTAATAAATTAGCAGGATTTTTAGGAAGACCTGAAGAGTCTTCTCTTGAATTTAATTTAGCGCTAATTTCCACATTGTAACTCAAAGCTTCAGGTGGAGTATGCTTATTTAAAAAATTACCATAAACAACTCTATTGCCAGTAACAGATTGAGTCTTAGCTCTAATAGGTACTCTATCAAACACTCTAACTAACTGTGCTTCTGTAATAGGTAGTTTTGGTTCATTAGAGTTGTAGTTATATGTAAATGTATTAGTTGAATTAGAAGTAATTCTAGTATCAGTTCTAGGTATAGTTTCTAATATTCTTACAGCTAAAGTATCTGACTCTTTATAAAGTATGTCTATTTCTTCTATTTTTAAATTATCATATAGAGTATTTACAGCAAAAGGAGTCTGTATATTTAAATCAACTACATTAACACTGTTTTCAAAAAAATCTACAACAGTACTTCTAGCTATATTTTCATAACCTCTTTCTACATTTGTTTGACCAGTAGTAGCTGTAGTACCATCATATAATTGATTAATATCTACAATGTGTCCATTCTGTTTAGGTACGAAAGCAGGGCTAGTAAACGGAGCTATTAAAGAATATTCGCCATCTTCAAATTTAAATCTATAACTAAACCTAACAAACTTATCTCTTAAATATTCTGTATCACCTGAAAAGTTAGATAAATATTGAGAGTTAGAATCGGCAAAATAAACTAAAGCATTATAGTTTGTTGCTGGTGGAAGATTTTCAAAAGCTTCTCGCATTTCTGTTAATCCACCACCTGTAGTTTTAACAGTGGCACTATTGTCTCCTAAAACATAACCAGGTAACTCAGTTATTGTTATAACAGACTTTGTTCTACTATTAAACACACGCATGCTTGGGTACAAATTTCCAGATAAATTACTCACAGTAAAATCTATAGTAGAGCCAACAGTGGCGGGAGAACCTGCAGTACCAAATACTGTAGCTTCTGTAAATCTATCTGAAACGTTTTTAGATCCAGTTTCTAGTATGGTTAAAGTAGTAGCTGTAGGATCTGTCTCATCAAGATCTTGATTTAGTGTAAAAGTTCTAGCACTAGCTGACGTACTTTGTATAATGCAAGGCGTTGATTGAGTATTTGTGTTAGGCATTTTAACAAATTGCCCTTGTCTTATTTTAGCATAATCTGCAGCACTTAAAGTAAAAGGTCCAGGCCCAGTCAACGTACCACTTAGTACAGTAACAGTAAATTCATTAACTAAACTTATAGGATTATAAGGATTATATTTTGCTACCGATATATTATCTTCTGTTGTGTAATGAGTAGAACTAGCTAAAGCTTTATCTACGTTTATTCTTCTTGGCTGGTTTCTATCATCAGTCCAAAATAATAAATCTTCAATTAAATCTACATTAAGTATAGGGTGAGTAATAGAAAAATTTAAAAACCTACCTTCTACTAATGTATGAGTACTATTATTTGTAAAGTCTCTCATTATTATTGTATGAGTAGAACCTTTACCTGCAAAATTACTTAATCTATCACTCGAATTATCATAGTGATCTGTTATATAAAAAAATCCTCTTTCTTTACTTTGATCAATATACTGACCTATAACTTGCTTATTGTCATATATTGTACTCGTAATTAGATTAGTTACTAATTCATTTCCTAACACATTTTCAACAGAACCTACATCATCACCTTCAGATCTACTTACATTAATATTCTGAGCATCTCTGTACTCGCCTTTACCTACTAGCCTTTCGTCTAAGTCTTTGTTCATCTTAGACTTGATAAATATATTTTTCGCTAATGCCATTTAATTAGTGTTTAATCCATTTAGATTTACCTCTCATTACTTGAGTAAACTCTTCCAATTTAATATTGCTTAATCTTATTTTAGCGTTTCTTAATTTAGCAACTTTCTCTTTTTTATATCTTTGAACGATATATTCAGGTACTCTAGGTTTAACTGAAGTTACAGCATATAACATGTATGCATATAAAGCATCTTCTGCTAATTTAGGTATTTTAGTATTTTCATCATTATAAAGACCGTCTGATATATATTCTAAAACAATTAATCTTTGCGCTAAGTTACTGCTAAAAGCAAATACATTTCTTCTAGGATCATAAGTAAACCATCCATTTTTTTGACTAACTTCTGGCTCAGCTCCATATCTTTGACCATAAACATTTTTATACCAAGCGTTAGCATATACATCTGCTTCTGTAAAATTTTCACTGCCAGCTGAACCTGCTATATTGTTTTGGTTAGCTGATCTCCATCTATCATTTATTAAAGCTTGTTGAGACTCTAAATTATTTCCATACTGGTCTTGAGTAGGAACACCTTGATCGTCTTGTATTACTGGAGCTGTAGGATTACTTGTTAATCTAGTATTGTATATTATATGTTTAACACCAGCTTGATCTACCCAAGATAATTGAACATAGTTAACCATATCCTGTGGAGCTATTATAGACAAATTATTAGGTATAGTTAGCTCTTGAGCTTTTATACTTCTCAACGTGTCATAGCTAAACTCTTGTATACCTCTTTTAGCGTGGTATATTAAATCAGTTCTTCTAACTCTTGGTATAACTTTGTCTGTACCTACGTAATTTATTATAAAGTTATTGACTATTTCACTTAATGGAGTATATTGATAACCTCCATAATTACTCCACCTACTTTGGTCTATAAAAGCTACTTTAATTACAGATGTACCTGGGACAACTACAGCAGTATTTATAGTTAATATTTGAACAGCTACACCATTAGTTATAGTAGTACTTAAAGAAGTAGTAAAGTTATAAGGAGCTTGACCAAATTGCTTTACATTGTCAATAAAAACGTCAAAATTATCAACAGAAGTTTGGGTTGCTCCATCGTTAAAAATTAACGGTGGTAAAGTTTGTGGCCAAGTTACTGAATTACTATTAGTACCATCGCCTAATTGAGCTACTTCACCTGAATAATATTCTGAGTTAGTTTGTTGTTTTTGATTTCCTAATGTATGCATGTTTTATCTTTTTTCGTTTGCTTGATCTTCAGCTAATTCTTTATAAGCTGCATTGACTACGCCAGGATCTTTTACGATTACGCCAGAATATTTTAATATTTCCATTGTAACAGTGTTTCTTTGTGAATCATCTATTTCATAATCAATACTTCCTTGAGTTGTATTAGTTTTAGTCATTAAATCTTTTGCTTCTATAAGTCTTAATGAAAAACCATTGTTCAACGATCCAAATGCGCCAGCAGCAACAGACAACGCATTATTAACAGCATATCCTGAGCTGTTATCTAAAGTAGAAATTTTTATAGTAGTATTAGCGCTAGATAAAGTTATTGTACCTGATCCTGCTATAGTTATATCTAATAAACAACCAGTTCCAACTCCATTAGTTGACGTAACTACTCCAGTGTAAGTTCCAGCAGCTGCCGTAGTTCCAACTGGAAAAGATGGAAAAACAGTAAAAGTTTGTCCTATAATCAGTTTAGAAGTAGAAAAAGTTCTAGAGTCGTATATATATTGGCCTAAGTCACCTACATAAAATCCCCAACGTGGATCTGTAGGCTTACGCATGTAACTAAACTTAACATCACTAACAGATGTAACAGCTGGATTACCATTAGTTATCTGAGGATATACAGTTAGTTTATTATCTTTAAATGTTGCTATTGGAAATGTTTCACTCGGTTGAGTTAACGGTGACATGTTTAGTTGTCTAAATTCTCTTTGACTAACTAATTGTATTCTTGGCGAACCTTTAACGCCATTATAAAATACACTTCCTAACCTATGTAAATCAGTTGGATAAGTATATACATTAGAAGGATTAGTGTTGGCTGATGCAGACTCAAATTTTTCAAACAATTGATATTCGTCTCTTACATGCTCTATTCTACTAGCATATTCTTCATCTGTTTTAGGCATACGTAAATACTGGTTGTAGTCTTCAAAGAAAGTTTCAAAAACTTCTAATTGAACTTGACTAGCTAAAAGATTATATTCGTACGGCGTTAAATAACCTCTTTGTTCTTTATTCAAGATACTTAAAACTGTAGTGTAAACAGTATTTACATTAATTCCCATATTTATATATATTAAAAAGGCGGCGCGTGGCCGCCTTAATTATAATCACTTGTTATTTTAGTTTTTTCTGTATTGATTTATAAACTTCAATACCTTCATCTGTTTTTAACCAAGCTGCCATTGCTGAATATGGGTTTTCTTCAAATGGAACTGTCATTAATTTTCTACCATTACTAGTCCATTTAAACACTCTATTATCATCAGCTAAAGTAATAATATTAGCTTCAACTGCTTTGATAGCAAAGTTTCTTAATTCAACGTTTTCATCTTCACAAAGATTTAAAAACAACTTTGGTTGTTGTTTAGCAAAGATTAATAAATCTCTTTTTAATTCTTTAGAAGATAATTGATTTACGCTTGATCCTTTTTCAACTCTTAATATAGCTTCGGCTTTATCAATGTCCATTTCATAAGCCATATTAGAAGCTGCAAGTTCTAGTTCTAACCAATCAAAATGATCTTCTGCTTCCACTACAGCATCAAACTCTGTAAATATAATACCGTTATGTGGATGTTTAGCTAAGAACTCTTGTAAATTTCTTTTTTCTTTAGGAACTTGTAAATGTCCTTTTTCAAAAACAATATGCGCTAAAGTTACGTTACCTTTTTGCTCGTCAACAAATATGCTCTTATGATTACTAGCATATCTCATTTCTCTTTCATAACCTTTTTCTTTATCAAACCATACTAAAGGGTATCTAGAAGAATGCTTGCTAGGTATAGTATGAGTTAAAGGCATTTTGTTTTTTAATAAATAATAATTTCTATCTTTATACTCCCAATTATCTTTTTTCTCTGGAGTGTTTTTTACTTTTGTTTCCATAATATAATATAATATAATAATTAATAAAGACCCCGCCGAAGCGGGATCTTTTATATATAGTTTACGATATTGTTACTTTTTCAATATCAACACTAGTTACCAAAGTTGGTAAACCAACAGGTATAGCAGGGCCAGAAGCTCCATTAGCTAGTTCAATAGCAGCGTTTACTTTTTTCCTTACATCAGGATCAGTAACTCCACTTGTTGTAGCATATGTAACTTCAGCTCTCATATAAATACCAGTACCAAATACAGGTGCATAATCAATGTTGATTTCAGTTGCACTAGCAGTACTTACATGTATTATATTTTCAGCAGGAAGTAAATCTACTTCACCACTTGCTTTTAAGAATGATATATATCCCATAATTTTTATCTTTTAAATGTTAAACAATAATTAAGCTCCTTTGAATAACACGAAGTTATTAGCAGCTTGAGTTACTAAACATCTTTCAGATAAGAAACTTACAGTCATAGCATCTAGAGTGTCAGTGTATGCACCACCAACTGAACCAGTAATCCAAGACTTCATTCTTCGATCTTCAGTTTCAGAAGCTCTATATCTTACATGTAAGAAAGGACGTCTGATATTAGATCCTAACATTTGATCGTATACTGTAGTAGTACCAGCTGGTATTAATACACCATCGATTTCTTTGTCAAGTCCTCTTAATGAAGCATCATTTAAGTATTTCCAGTCAGTTTTGTAGAAGTCATAAGAACCTCTTCTAAATCCTGAAAATCCAAAGTTTAACGCCATGTCACCGTCATTCTCAAATAAACCATAAGAAGCAGCCTGTGTAGAAGCATAAGCTCCATTTACAGCTGCAATCATATCATCAAAGTCAAGAGCAGTAGCTCTAGATAAGAATAACATGTTTTCTTCAATAGCACCTTGCTTATCTAAGTTTTTGAGTATTTCATCAAAATCTCCTAAAGCACCTGAACCAGGAGCAGCAGCACCAGCAAAACCAGAGTATACGTTACCTCTTGCTTCAATAGCAGCAAATAAACCTTCAGAACCTTGAATGTTAGTAGTTAATGCAGCATTATTAGCTCCACCATATTGGTATTGTACAGCGTTACCCGCTTCAGTATAAGCAGCGTTATACATATTTTCAGCTTCAACCATAGCCATTTCTAACTGATCCTCAAATCTTAGTCTTGTTTCAGACTCAGACTTTAAGTACCATAAATAACCTGATTGACCGTCTTCTGTAGCAACTTCAACCCAACCAATTTGAGCAGTATCAGAACCATTAATCTCAAAGTTATCTTTAAGTATCATTGGTCTGTTAGCAAATTGAGTAAAAGTAGGCTGAATAGATCCTTGCATACCAATTGAACCTTTACCAAACTCTGATCCGTAAACAAATACGTTACAACCACCAGCAGCTGTAGGTAAAGAATTAGTAGCAGTACCATAAAACTTAACGTTTAACACATTAAGAGTACCACCAGAAACAAGTTGTACTAAACCTTTTTGTACGATTAATCCAGTTGCATTATCAGAAATTAATACTGTTTGTCCTTGTCTGATAGCACCTCTTCTGTCAGCAGCAGCAACATCTGGCTGTGCAACAGCTAAATCAATAGTAAGAGTAATATCAGCATCAGGTAATCCACCTGGAGCAGCAACAGTACAAGACTTATATGCAATGTGTAATCTATTTTGTTCAGACCAAATTACTTGATCCGATGTCATCGGCATCTCTGCACCGACCATTCTTAGGAAACCACCAATTGTTCTGTTTCCATAACGTTCCACCTCAGCTTCATAAAGCTCTGGTAAGTATTGCTGAGCAAAACTACCTGTGCTTCCATCAAACGTTAAATAGTTTGTATGTAGAGCTAATCTAGTTTGAGCTGGAACTAAACTTGCGGGAAAACTCCCACCGTTTACAAAACTCATAATTTTTGTTTTTAGTTGTTATTTTTTTATTTTAAATTTCAACTTAGAACTATCTACACCACTAATCGCTTTTACTCGCAACCCATTTATAAACATGTCTCCGTTTGCTTGAGGTCTAATATCTTCACCAATATTCTTTGATTTAGATGTTATATTTCTTATAGCATCGGCTTTACCTTGTTCGTAAAAATGAGAAGCAATTTTATCAGGATTTTGTGCTGTATATAAAGCTTTGTGATAACCTTTAGCATCACCAATCGCACCATCTTTGTTCAAGAACTTCTGAAACAAACTATTTAAATTTGATTGTTTTTTAGCAATATCACTAGGGTTATTTATATTATATCTAAAAGTTTTTTCTCCAACTGAATATTCAAAACCTTTGAAACTTTCGTTAAATAACTTATTAGAACTAGTAAGAAATATTTCCCTATTCTTTGCTCCTTTTTCTTGTTCTTTGTTGTGTCTATTGAAAAAGTCCATAGCTTTTTGTTGTTCTGGAGTTAAACCACTAGATCTCAACTTGATTTCTTTGTAGTATTTACTCTTTGTTTCTTCCAAAAAGCTTTTGGCTTTAGCAATTTCTTCTTTATAAGCAAGTTTTTTCTTTTTTATTTCTCGCTCATCATCCACATCTTCTTCAATTTTGAAATTATCTTCCATTATAAAGTTAATTTCTTCTTGATTTAAATGTGGTTTAGTTCTTTTATAGTATTCATTAAGTATAGCATCTTCATTATACTCTGAATAATTTCTATTTAATCTAGCATAATCTTCAATAGTACCACCTGTTTCTTCCATAAAACTTACTAAAGCTTCTATGTTTTCTGGAAGTTTTTTAGTTGGCGTTTCTTCTTTATGCTCTTGTACAGTTTCTTGTACAACTTCTTCTTTATTTTCTTCAGGAGTAATTTCTTCTAAAGGATTTACTTCTTCTTTTTTCTCTTCGGCAACCGGCTCAACACTTGGTTCGGGTGCTCTTTCCTCCACTTTTTCCACATTTGTGGTTTGTTTATCCTCATCCAAACTTCCTGCGCTTTGCTCTGGAACGGCATTTTCTTTTTCTTTTTCTTCTGGTTTTTTATTCATATCAAGTTTATACACTTGATCGTTATTCCTTTTTAATGAAGGCTTTTTTATTTTTAAAGGCAAAGCCTCTTGCTCTTGTTTTGTTGTTGACATAATATAATATAATAGTTAAAAAATACTTATTGCATATTAAACGCAGCTAAGTTTAATCCATCAGGATTTTCTGTTTCAGTAAAATTAGTTGGAGACGTATCATTTTTTCTCTGACTAATCATTTCACTTTGTTGAGTGCCTGATATTCTTGTTCTTTGATCTTTACGATCTTCAATCATTTTTTCTTTTTCTCTTTTAAAACCAACGTCAAGCTGAGCTAACTGCATGTCATATCTGAACTTTAACTCCATCTCTTCTTTTCTCATTTGAGATTCTCTTTCAATTTTATTTATATTGAACTGAGATTTAGCTTGTTCTATCTGCACTTGTGTTTCTGCTAAAGCTTGTTGTTTTTGCATCTCAGCTAACGCAGCTCTTTCGGCTGTTTGAGCATTAGCTTGAGCTTGTGCTTGTATATTAGCTTGTGCAGCTTGTTGATCTGCTTGTGCTTTTTTCTTTCTTCTATATTTTAACATTTGATTAGCTAAAGCAAGATTTTTAACATTTCTTATATCTATAGCGTCTTCTAATGTTATAGAATTAGTTTTTAAAGCGATTTGAATATTTTGCTCAAGTTTTTCTTTTTCTTCTTCGTCTGGCTCTAATTGTAAAAATATACCGAAGTCATGTATATTTATTTTAGATAATTGATCTAAAGTACCTACATTATACTCTGATATACTATTTTCTAAAGCTTGTCTAGTTAATGGGTATTGTAATGCATCAGCAACTCTTAATGATATATTTTCACAAGTTCTTAATGTTAAAAATAATTGAGCTTGTAGTATATGTCTAGTAGCTGTATTACTATTAGCTGCAGCTAGTTTTTGTAAACCTACTAATGAGTTTTTATCTGGCGTACTTCCATCTCTAGCTTCGTTTAACCCTGTTACATCTCTTATCATTTGTAAATAATACTGATAAGTCTGTATTAAAGTTCCTATTTTTCCGCCACCACTTCCAGTTTGTAACTCTTGTATAGGTACTTTACCTCTATTAGGATCACCTTCTTGAGTTAAACTTCTACCTACAATACTACCAGTTTGGAAGTACATGTTTAATGCCTCAGCTGGATTATACTTTGTACCGTTACCTAAATCAACTTCAGCTAGCCCATCCATATCTAAAAATACACCATCAGGAACTGTTCTAGCAAGCACTTGTTGTATTTTAAGATGTGTAAGTTGAATCATATCAGCAAAGCCTGTTATTCTTTTTACTAATGAATTAATTCTACCTTTGTATAACCTTGGTGCACATATGTTGTAATTCATATTAACTTTAACAGTGTCACCAGTAGGTCTAGTCATATTTGTAGCTAGCTTCCACTCTAACATCATAGGATGTCCTAGTATTTTTGCTCCACTGTATAATACTTCTATTGATCTAGTAATTACTTCAAAGTTTTCAGTTTCAGGTGGATTAAAAGTGTCAGGCTTTTCTAATACTTTTTCTAATCCAAAAGCGTTCTTCTTGATTTTAAACACTTGATCATGATAAGTTTTGTATTCAAAATATATAACCTGTACTGTTAGATCATCATACCTGCCGTTCCAGTTTCTTAAATATTCTGGATTACCTGGATATTTTTGTATTGTTTCTAACTCCTCATCAGTTAATTGTGGAAACTGTTTTTTAATATCTGGTATAGAAACAGATTTAACCTCTCCTACGTAATATAAGTTTTCAAAGTTGGGATCATCTGTATAAGAATAAACCATAGCTGCTGGATCTACATAATCTACAGTAACACCTTCAGCTTCATTAAATCTAGTTTTTACAGCGGCAATACCTAATACAGTTAAATCATAAGCTAATCTTCTTCTAGTTAAATCATATTTATTATTTTCTAATATATAATTTATAGCTTCTTCTTCTGCAACCTCAACAGATTGTTTAAAATCCATTTGTAAATGTATAGCTAATTCTTCTTTATCTTGTGGTGCTGCATCAGGATTTTCAGCGTTAAAAGCGTTTACACCTAATATTTGTTTAGCTTCAGTTAAATAATCTTTAGCTACAATATCTGTCATTAAACCAGTAGCATAATCTGTTCTTTGTCTTGAACAAACAGGATCTTGAGCAAAAGCATTTATCTCGTAATTTCTACCAGATATACCATTAACAACAATATCTACAAATTTAGCAATAACAGGAACTGGCTTCCAGTCTAGATTTAAGTAGCTTAAGTCACCGTTTATAGCTAGCTCATCTTTGTATTTTTGTACTGGTTGTTCACCTCTAGCATATAATCTTAAATTATGAAACTCATTAAAGTTAACAGCATAACCAGGAGCGTTTACTCCACCTCTATAATTTTTAAACCATTCACTCTCTATAGCTCTGCCCACGGCAAGCCCATACTCTAAAGTAGCTTTTTCTGCAGCTGGTACAACCTGATCTGGAAAAGAACTATTACTTGTGTAAGAAATTTGCATTTATTTATTTTATTATTTTAGAAATATTGCCATCATTGTTATATCTTTTAAAACCTAGATTAAAAGATTTAATAGTATTTTGTGGTGCAGGTCTATATTTGTTTTTATTACAAGCCATTATAGCTAAACCAGAACTTATAGTAGCATCGTATTTAGTTCTGTTATTAATATTAAATTTAGCCCAGTCTTCTAAAGTTCTTTGAAAATACATCGAACCATAACCTTCTTTTATTCTGCCTACATTATCATTTATATAAGTTTCTATAGCAGCAGCATGTGCTTGTTTAATATCTTCGCTGGAATTAGGTATGCCACCTATTTCTCTTTCAGTAGTAGATAATTTATTAGCTAACTTATCAGGACGATTCATGCTAAAACCTCTATAGCCTCTTCTTTTTAAATAGTATAATAATCTTGGTTTATTATTTTCAGCAAGTATAGGCATGCCGTAAAAATGTAAAGCCATTAAAACGTCTTCAAAGAATATCTCAGCTGTTTGAGGTCTAGCTATATATTCTAAAAAGAACTGATTAAATGGAGCATCTTCCATAGAAAACTTTGTTAATCCATGTAAAGCTCCTTTAGAACCTTTACCATCCACAGTACCGCTAATGTCGTAACTGTCACAGCCAAAAGCTCCAATGTGTTCGTTAGCAGGATATTTTGTTCCATTTTTAATTATTACTTTATTTTGTAAATTATGAGGAGGTACCCAACTAACAAAAAATCTACCATTATTACTTGGTATAAAACTTACTGTAGTATCTTTTATCCCACTATTCCAAGTAAAATTACCTTGAGTTATATTTGCTATATTGTTTAACTCTTCGTTATAATCTATTTGTTGATATATTTTTGTTATATTAAAAAGAGCTTGCTTACTTTCATCTCTAAACGCGTGAGCTTCTGATCTTGGAAACTGTCTGTAATATTCATTTAAACTATCTTGATCATGCTTTAGTCCTTCAACTTCATTTTTCCAGTGTTCAATAACTCCTGTTGTAATTTCGTGACCGTCAGCTCCTTTGACTCTATCTTCCCTAGTAACGAAGACAGGTGATCCATAAGTATCGATGAATCCCTCGTAGTTCCACTCCATAGGTATGAACAAGCTATAGAGTCCAGAAGTTGTTTGTCCGTTTTTATTTCTCTTTGTAACGTCTGAATTGTAGTATAAGTGTTTAAAATTGTCTCCACCTTTGTCTAAAGCATTTGAAGTTGAGCCCATCATACATTTACCTACAATTCTAGAACCAAGACGTAGTGTAGTTTTTGTAACCCTCCAGTTGTTTAATATATTATCAGGTCTCTCCCATTTACCACTTTCATCATGAGCTAATAGTTTTAGTTTTTCACCATCATAAGAGTTATCACCTGTATTTTTCCAGTCAATAGTTGTGTCAAGTCCTTCTAGTTCTGTGAGTTGCTCATTATTTTCCAGCTTTCTTCTAGTAAGTTTGGATGCTGGAACCCTATATGCCAGCTCAGTCTTTGGCCTATCCATACCGTCTTGAATTGGCTTGAAGAAAAACGGATAATTAACGGATATTGGGACAACTTTATCTGTAAACATTTTTTTGGCATCTGCTCCAGACTTGGAAAGTATACCGAATCTAGCATCGGAAGATATTGTAGCTTGGTTGACAAGTTCCGCGCTTGACATAAAAGAGAATCCAGATCGTCTGTTCTTAAGGTAGCACATTCCGTAGCACCTGTTATCTGCTTTACACGCTTCCCAAAATATGAAGAACAACCTGTTTGACTCTCTATAGTCTGGAGCTCCGACGTCAATTTTTGACCACTGCAAGTACATGTAATGAGTGCCAGTAATGTAAGTAGGAGTACCATTATTATAAAACCAAAATCCTTCTTCTCGTCTAATAAATTCATTATCAATATAATCGTACCATTTTTCTTTAAAAGTTACAGAATGCTCTTCCCAGTCAAACCTAGTCTTTATTCTTTGTAATTCTTTTGGATATTCAAATCTTTCCCAAAGTTGTTCTTTTTGTTTTTTGCTTCGTTTAAACGGTTCATTTGCTGCTGGTAAAGCAATCCTGAGATTTTGTATTTCAATGATTTGTCCAATTTGCCCTGTTTTACTTATTACTATAAAATCATAATCAGAGTTA